ACATTTTAGTTTTCCATATAAAGTCCAGAATTTACCCATATGTGTCTTATTCTGTTCCATTCCTATCGTTACACCGGAGTGTGTTAAATTGTCCTGTCTCATAAGTCCCCCTTGAAATTTTGCAGAGCCCCTCCGTGAAGGGGCCCGGTAAAACTTTAAACCCTGATCCCGACTTATCCTATGAGGATCGCAACGTGTTCAGGCTGTACTACCTGAAAGCCATAAGCGAGATGAAGCTCCCAAGTCCTCTGTCCATACTGTGATATATCAAGCATCAGATAAGACATCCCGAAACTGTCAGATATAATCATCTGAGAAATAGTCGGATTCTCAGGAATAAGCGGAGGCCTCATAACTCCGACAACTGCCATTTTTTCAAAGGCGAGATTAGGAGTGTAATTCCCTGTTACTGTTATAGCTTTAGAATCTCCTATAGCAGCCCCGAATCCCGGACGGCTAATATAGAGGTCATTTGCATTAGTTGCGATTGCTGTATTCACGACATACTTAGAGGCAGAAGCGTCATCAGCAATAGACACGATAGAACCGGCTGAGATTGCGCCCACGCCTGTCTTTACTCCGATTGTAAGAGCGCCCGCAACGGCTGTTCCGTCTGTGACGTACGCTGTTCCAGGAGCGGCCTGTGTGTGAAGGTCTATACCGGCAGACTCACCGATAAGAAAGCCGAACTGACGCATAATACGCCCTTGCCTTCTTTCCTCATCTGAACCGGCTGCATAAGCCTGCTGAATTATACCGAGCTGAAGAAGGTTAGTGTAAGCGGCTGAATCGACAACAAGCTGAAGATCCGCCATGGGTGCGCCCTGATCCCTGAGTATCTTTCTCATGTTTACAAGCTCTGAAAGTGATGTTGCAAAGGGAGTTGCGCCCGCTGTGCCGTATGCCTTAGAAGCACCGACTTTTATAGCCGCTGCTGCTGCTGTCTCTGCTGAGTTCCTGAGTGCCCTCATACCCTGAGCGACTTTCTGCCTGATCCATTCCTGATTAGTCCCGCCATTTTCAAGGCTCATCTGCTCTTCACCTGTAAGATGCCAAGATACTTTTTTCATAGCTGTTATTGCAACGTCAACGGCAGAAGCGACTGAGTTAGCACCAGTGCTTGAAACGTTTGCTGGTGTGAAATTTTCAAGGTCTGACATCGGGGCTACCGGAACAGTAACAGAATCCCCATACGCAACGCCTTTATTGTCAAAACTTGTATTGATAGCCGATACTACGCCAAAAGGCTCATTAGAGACTTCCTGAGCTGCTGAATATAGAACCGGGGCTATACTGGTTAGTGTATTCGCCATAAATTACTCCTGTTATATTATAGTGCCGCCTTTACCCATAAACTCCGCCTGCTGTTTCGGAAGTAGTTTATTAAAGTCGGTCTGTGTGATCTTTTGTCCGCTTGCGGGCTGTGTAAACCTTGAAGAATTAGCCCCTGAATTTTCAGGCTGTTTCAGATAATGCTTGCCTGTTTCAGATTCTGCGAACTTCTTAAAATAGTCTATTGCGGGGAGTCCGAGACTGTCGCCTGAGTCAATAACAACTGTTCTACCTGAATCAGTTGTTTCTATTTTGGCCTTGCCTCTGTGTGCTTCGAGTAAGAGCGCTTTGTGTTTCGGGTCAATTCCGATTTCATCCAAAACGCTTGAAAGAGTGCTGTTTACTACTGAGCTGTTTAATTCAGCTTCTAAAGCTGAATATTTACTCTTGTATTCTTCATTCTGCTTGACTGCAGTCTGAAGTTCCCTTTTAAGTTTCGTAATTTCATCATCCGGTTTCCCAGACGTTGAAATTTTATTCACATAGTCATTATATGAATCAATATCAATTCCGTCAAGTTTTTTTTGTATCTCGTTCATTTGCTCTTTGAGCTTTTTGTTATTCCCCAGTAATTCATAGTACTTGGCTTTAAGTCCCTGTATCTCTTCCGGTGTTTCAAAGCCAAGTGTCTTAGCCACATCAGCAAAAACCTTCTTATTCTCCTCATCTTTCAGAAATTCCTTAAAATCGTTAATGTCCATCTGTTTTACTCCTTGAGTTTATTATAATTTTATTAAGTGCTTAATTATTTAAGAAAAAAATTATTCATAATTAAGTTTAAA